GCTTTTGGCGCTGGTACACATGCTTTTGCTAACGGCGGGGCATTTACCAATGGGATTTACGATTCACCAACCTACTTCAAGTTTGCCAAAGGTGGCGGATTTGCAAACGGCGTAATGGGAGAAGCTGGGCCAGAAGCGGTCATGCCATTGCAACGTGATTCTTCAGGACGTTTAGGGGTTGCTCTAAACGGAGGCGCGCCAGTTGGTGGGGGCACGGTTGTAAGCATCAACATTGAAGTCAACAACAATGGAGATACAACAACAGAAAGCTCAAAAGGCGGAGACAACGAATCCAACTGGAAAGACTTGTCTAACAGAGTCAAGTCATTAGTTCAGGAAGAGATCGTGAAGCAAAAACGACCAGGCGGTATGTTGCGTTCAACAAACCAGTAAAAATCAATCAAAAAAATCAGTCAGGACTGACTTACTATGCTAAAATTTGAATGGAGTCCAGATTTAGGCTGTGAGCGGGATGAAACCCCGCTCGTTACAGTCACGAAATTTGGCGATGGATATGAAGCAAGACTGGCAACAGGAATTAACTCCCAACCGAATAAATGGACTGTCACGTTCACGAAGAACTTAGACGAGTACCGAAAAATTCGGGCTTTCCTTAAACAGCATGGAGCAGTTAAGGCGTTTGAGTGGGTTGATCCAGAAGGCGAATTAGGACGATACGTCTGCCGGTCTTGGAAAAGTAAACAAGTCGGGTTCGGAGTACTTCAGATAACGGGGGTATTCGAACAGGTATTTGAGTAAGGACACTCGTGAACATTCCAGTTGTAAACATTCAGACGGAGATTCAATCGCTTTCTCCGTCAGCTTTGGTGGAGTTGTTTGTAATCGACACCACAATGTTTGAAAACGGCTCAATTATGCGTTTCCACTCAGGAATCGCGCAGGGCTATCAAGACATCGTTTGGCAAGGCTTGAATTACAAGCCTATGCCAATCGAAAGCAGCGGTTTTGACAAGACAGCTCAAGGCACTTTGCCACGCCCTAAGCTAAAAATTGCCAATGTGGGCGGTTTGTTCTCGGCTATGGTCATCCAAATGGACGATCTGGTGGGCGCTCGAATCACTCGCAAACGAACTTTTGCTCGCTATCTTGATGCTGTCAATTTCCGCAACGGCAATCCAGAAGAGAACCCCGACCAACATTTACCAGACGAAATGTGGCTGGTTGATCGTAAAGCTACCGAAACCAAAGATGTCATCGAATGGGAGCTGGCTTCAGCATTTGATTTCGACGGCATCAAACTGCCTTATCGACAAGTTCTAAAGAACTCATGCGCATGGCGGTATCGAGGCCCTGAATGTGGCTACTCAGGTGGCTATTACGACGAGTTTGACCAGCCTACAAACGACATCAATAAGGACTGTTGCCCAAAGCGGTTTACGTCCTGCAAAGCCCGACAAGGTAGTGATGTTGTTTTGACGTTTGGTGGAATGCCGGGGGTTCAACGTGGCGACGATTAATCCTAAAGCTCGTCAGTCTGTTGCTGCCCGAATCCGTGAAATTGCTGAGCTTCGTTACCCATACGAAGCTTGCGGCTTCATTGTGGGGGTGGGCAAGAAGACTCTCGTTATCGAAAAGCAAAATGAAGCACACAACAAACGCACTAACTTCTTAATGAATCCCGGCGCTTGGGCTGAAGCGGAGCAAGAAGGTGAGCTTTTAGGCGTTTGGCATACCCATGTTGAAGAGCCGGCACGACCAACACCAGCAGATTTAGCTGCGTGCGAAGAAAGTGAATTGCCGTGGTTCTTGATGGGCATTTATAAGCGCTCAGACTGCTTTGAATTTTCCGATCTTATTTACTTTGAGCCGACTGGATACCAACAACCTTACGTTGGTCGTCCATATGTGTACGGCACGTTTGATTGCTGGTCACTCGTTGTTGATTACCTTAAACGCGAATTAAACATTGAGATCAGCAACAACTATCCACGACTTGAAAACTTTTGGCTCAAGGATGAGACAAATTTTTTCGACACCCACTTCGCCAATGAAGGTCTTTTCGAAATCGAAGGAGAGCTTCAAAAGGGCGATGTTTTGATGTTTCAAACGGACGCCAGCGGTCACGCAAACCATGTCGGCGTCTACATTGGAAACAATCAATTTCTTCATCACGTTCAAGGTCGCTTATCAACCATTGATACCTACGGCGGCTATTGGGAAAAGCACACCATCAGACGATTGAGACACGTAAATGCTAGTTAGCGTTCATCTTCATGGCCCAATGGGCAAGGAGTTTGGCAAGGAATGGAACCTAGCTATCAAAACTCCACGCGAAGCATTAGCTCTCATTGATGCAAACACAGGACGTTTGTTTCATTGGATGCGAGCAAATCTTCAAAAGTACAAAAACTACCGAGTGTTTTGCATCTTCAAGAACGGCAAAAAGGAATTTTTGACGAAAGACACTTTGCTCTCGGCAAACAACATTCAATCCGTTCACTTCGCTCCTGTCGTTACGGGTTCAGGTAAGTGGGGAAAAATCATCGCCGGTGTGGTTTTGATGGTCGCTTCCTACTGGCTTGGCCCAATGGCGTTCCAAGCCGGACTTGCGCTTGTTATGAGCGGGGTAAGTGAGCTTCTAGCTCCGAAGGTCAAAACTGGCTCAACCAGAACCTCTCATTACTTTCAAGGCGCCACCAATACGGTGCAGCAAGGCGACCCCGTTCCTTTGATTTACGGACGAATCAAAACGGGTGCTTCGCCTATTTCCGTACGCATGACTGTCAACGAATTGTCAGCTTTTACAACCACTCAAACGAATCAAGTAAAAGGGTTTTTGCATGGAAGCAGTAACCAACCTACAAACTATTAATCAAGCTATTAAAGATGTACATAAGGCCCCTAAAGTCATCGCAGGCGCAGGCGGTGGCGGTGGTGGCAAAGGGGGCAGTGAATCAGACGACGATCTTGAATCGAAATCGTTCCTGTCTTTGATTGATTTGCTCGGTGAGGGGCAAATTGGTGGCTTGGTAGATGACAGCCCTAAGTCAATCTTCCTTAACGATACGCCTTTGGTGAACGCGGCAGGGGAGTACAACTTCCAAAACGTAACTTGGGCCATGCTTAAAGGAACCCAAGACCAGCCATCTTTAGGTGAAGGTTTCGACACTGTTGAGTCTTCTACTTCGGTTGGGCAGCTTATTACCCGCGATTCTCCTGCAACTTTCTCAATTACAGACCCAAATGCAGATAGAGCGCGTGTAATTATCTCTACACCATCTTTGATCAGTACAACCAGTCGTGGCGACATTGTTGGCTCATCAGTCGAGTACAAATTCTCTATCTCGCTGAATAACAGTCATTTTGTTGAGATCGGCAAAGGCAAAATCACAGGTAAGACACGCTCGCGTTATCAGCGTCAATACGAGTATGCGCTTCCAAAACAAACGGAAGACGGCACACGCGTAACAATGTGGACGATCAAGATTGAGCGCGTAAGTCCTGAGAGTAATGAATCATCAACTTCAAACGATATTTACCTTGATAGTTATTCGGTAATTATCGGTTCGCGTTTGTCTTATCCAAACTCAGCCGTTTTTGGATTGAGTATTTCGTCAGAACAATTTCAAAGCATTCCAACCCGTTCTTACTTAGTTGACGGTTTACTCATTCGCGTTCCGTCTAACTATGACTACAAAACGCGTAAATACGAAGGTACTTGGAACGGCACTTTCAAACTCGCTCCAAGCGATAACCCTGCATGGATTCTTTACGACGTTATTACCAACGAGCGTTATGGCTTAGGTCAATTTGTTGACCCTGCATATGCAAACCCTGCTCGCTTATATGTGATTGGTCAATATTGTGACGAAATGGTCGATGATGGTTTTGGCGGAAAGGAACCACGTTTCACATTAAATACCGTAATCAATAGCATTTCAGATGCTTATCAATTAATTAGCGACATCACTTCCGTATTCAACGGCATGGCCTACTGGTCTGGCTCTCAATTTGGCTACATGTGCGACATGCCAACTCAGCCGACCATGCTTTACAACGCCTCAAACGTTGTTAATGGTGAGTTTGTTTATTCGGGCGCGTCTCGAAAAGACATGCATTCAGTTGCTTTGATTACTTGGAACGACCCTGAACGCAACTATCAACGCGCCGTTGAATATGTTGAAGACCCTGAACTCATTCAACGTTACGGCGTGCGTAAAGCTGAAATTACATCATTCGGCTGTACATCACGCGGTCAGGCGCATCGTATCGGTAAATGGTTGCTTTATACAGAGCGTAACCAGTCACGCACCATTTCCTTCAAAGTTGGTGTTGATTCTTCCTTTGTGCTTCCGGGTGACGTTGTACAGATTGCAGACCCTAATCGCTCAGGCAAACGAATGGGCGGTCGTTTAATTGGCGCAACTGCAACTTCAGCAACTCTCGATTCTGAAATTATTCTCAACGAAAACTCATCAATCATGTTGCGCTTGGCGAGTGGTGATTTTGTCGAACGTAACATCAAGACCATTGGCACTGACTTAGCAACAGGCAACTCGGTTATCAACTGGGATACTGCGCTTTCTACATTGCCAACGGATAACGCCGTTTGGATTGTTAAGTCTCCAGAGTTAGAGCCTCAACTTGCGCGTGTAGTTGCCATTGGTGACAGCGAGGATGCTCCGGGAACTTACACGATCACTACAATCGCTCACAACCCAAGCAAATTCGACTTCATCGAAAGCAACATTCAGCTTGATAGTCCGAATGTGACAATCATTTCGCCGTCACTCATTGAGGCGACAAAGAATGTTGAAATCATTGAAGAAGCACGTATCGAACAGGGTATTACGGTTCGAAACATGTCGATCAATTGGGAGCAAGTGCCGAACGCTGTTTCTTACGAAGTTAAGTATAAGAAAACCGAAGGTAACTGGTTCACACTTCCAATTACAAAAGGATTAAGCGTAGAGATTGAGAATGTCTACGAGGGTGAATATGTGGCTCAAGTAGTAGCTATTTCGTCCACTGGCAGCCGTTCACCAGCAACCTACTCTATTCCTACAAAAGTTAATGGCCAAGCTTCGGTATTGCCAAAACTAGGCTTATTTAAAGCTACGCCTGCAATGTTTGCCATTGACCTTGCATGGGAATACGCGCCGGGCACCAAAGGCGTTGATCACGTAGAGATTCAAATGAGCCTAGACAACTCATTAGAAGCTAACTTTGCTCTACTAGGCACATATCCAGACCCAATGAAAGCCCACCAAGTGACAGGTTTAAACCTGAGTGATACGCGTTGGTTCCGCGCTCGCTTAGTGGACAAATTCGGAATCTCTGGCGAATGGTCTGATGTTGTATCGGCTGCACCAGATATTGACCCGGATAAAGTACTTGAAGTTATTTCTGGGCATATTGACGAAAGCGTTTTAGATACTGCCTTACAGGAAAAAATTGATACCTCTGAGCAAACTGCCAATGCCGCAAAAGATGCAGCGTCAGCAGCTCAAGGCGCAGCGTCGGCAGCGCAAAACGTAGCCAATGCCGCAAAAGATGCAGCGGCTACCGCTAAGAACACGGCAAATTTAGCGCAAAACGTAGCCAAAGAGGCTCAAAGCACTGCCGCGACCGCTCAAAACCAAGCAAATGCCGCTAAGACCGCCGCAGATCAAGCCGTTGCCGCATCAAACAAAGCCAAAGACACAGCAGATAAGGCCACTTCAGCTGCAACTACTGCGCAAACGATGGCGAACAGCGCTTCTACAGCGGCAGCGAAAGCCAATACAGCCGCAACGAACGCACAAACAACCGCGAATAATGCAGCGTCCGCAGCGTCAAAAGTTGCCAGCGATTTAACAACCTCAACAAATCAGTTGAACCAAAAAATCGCCGATGAAGCAGATGCACGCACAGTGGCAATTTCTAATCTGAAAGACGGTCTCACGACAGAAACAACTCAACGCAAGTCAGAAGACGCTGCGTTGTTAAGCAACATTGAGACGTTCAAATCAAGCACTAAAGGCTCGTTATCTAGCTTGCAAGAGCAGATCACAACGAACGCCACGAATACAGATGCCAATGCTCAGAAAATCACGTCGCTTGATTCCCGTTTGACCACAAACGAGGGCAAAACCGCCGAAGCGATTAATTCTGCTGCTACAGCTCAACAAACCGCAAGTACAGCGGTAGACAAGGCTAACGCTGCCGCAAACTCCGTTACAGCTCTTAAATCAGAATTAAGCAGCGGAAAAGGCATTAATAACATTGTTGCGCCCTTCTCGGACCCACAAGAACTTCCAGCTCTAGGTGGAGCAGGTCGTACCGTAGCTTTAGTGGACTCTGCGTTACGTCGAAACGGTAAGGCTTACAAAGTGTCATTCACGGCGGCGGCTCATTATGTGTATTTCGGCACCGCTCAGGCCGCTCTAGCGCCATCACAAATGGCGATGCAAGTTGAGGCGGGGCGCGCTTATACATTTAGCGCTTGGTTGAAGGCTTTATCAACGGCCGTTCCATCATTCCGTTTCAACATCATGTGGTTTATTCGTGACCCTAGCACTGGAAACATCACAACAAATGCCGGAATCATTTTTCCACAAGGTCAAACAGATTCTTACGTTGCTCCAAACGCTAACGGTCAACGTTATTCCTTTAAACCAGTCAACTCACCTGCAAACACAATCGGCGCAACCGTCTATGTTGTAGGCAACCCTTCGGGGCCTTCTGCCGGCGAATACCTCATCGATATGTTGATGCTAGAAGAGTCTGTCGGTTCCGAAAAGCCTGCTTCTACGTGGACGGCGGGTCCTGCTGATCTAAATGCGATTAAGAATGCCTTAGATACAAACGCTGTAGCAATCAACAACCTAACTACACGCGTTTCGAACGACGAGGGGAAAATTACATCTCAGGGCAATTCGATCACGCAACTAAACAACAGCATTAATACGATTAATGGAACCCTTTCAAACAAAGCGGATGCTACGGCTTTAAATGCATTAACAACTCGCGTTTCTAATGCTGAGGGGCAAATTTCATCACAAGGGTCGTCAATTGTCTCTCTTCAAAACGATCTAGCATCTACCAACAAAGCCGTTTCAACCAAAGCTGACTCAAGCGCTCTCAATTCTTTGGATTCAAAAGTATCAGAAATTGATGGTCGAGTAACAAGTACTGCCAATGCCGTTACCTCGCTTCAGGGCAGTGTTTCCAGCATTGAGAAGGGGCTTTCAACTAAAGCTGACGCGTCTGCATTAAACAACTACTACACAAAAACTGAGGCTGATTCTGCCGCCTCTGGCGCAATCGACAAGTTCAACAGTCAATTGACGATTGGTGGTGTAAACGTTGTTGCGAACTCCGAAGCTCCTCGCACTTCAACTGCCGCAACGAATCGCGAATATTTACTGTATGAACGTAGCGCCGAATTAAAAGCGTTCTATGACGAAAACCTTGAGAAGCCAATCACGATTTCGTTTGAAATGAGCGTTCCTGTGGCTGGACCGGTTCAAGTTTATTCGTCAAATGGTTCTGCTCACCAATTCGTTACTTCCGTTAATGCAATTATCGTAAATCAATTTGCCAAATATTCAGTAACAGTTAGTCCAAAAGCGCATACGGCAAGTACAACTGTTTCGACAATTGAGTTCTATGGAACGTATGGAACTGGCCGTATCCCGACGATTCGTAAATTACAAATTGAAGCGGGCACAAAGGCTACCGCTTGGAGTCCAAGCCCTCGTGATACAAAGGCTGCAATTGACGCCAATGCTTCTGCAATTCAAACGACCCAAACAAAAGTTGACAATATCGATGGTCGGCTAACCACTGCTACAGATTCGATTACGTCACTAAATTCGCGCATGTCTACAGCCGAAGGAAATATCAACAGCACAAATACTGCGGTTGGTGGACTTTCGACACGCATGGCAACCGCTGAGGGCAAGATCACCAATCAAAGTGATTCAATTGCATCGCTACAAAATAGCGTCACCTCAATCAATGGAACACTGGCAAACAAAGCCGATTCAAGCGCGGTCAATAACTTAACTAGCCGAGTGGAAACAGCCGAGGGCAAGATTTCAAGTCAAAGCGGGCAGATTACTTCGCTTAGCAATAGCCTTGATCTAACAAACAGCAACTTGAACGACGTAAATGTTCTGGCGCGACTGTTATCGCTTGGTAAGCCTCTACGCGAGGATCCAACTTTTAAAACTACCTCTTCGGGCGGTTTGTCTGCATACAATTTCCCTGCGGGAACCTCATGGATTAAGCAAGCCAAGTCAACAGACAACCCAACTGGCTCAACCCATGAAATGCTTATTAAGGCAACTCAAGCGTTGGGTGGTGGTTGGTATCCAACTGCTCCAACGCTCGTGCTTACTGCTAATAAGACATTCTTAATTAAACAAATTATTAAGATGCCAGTAGGCACAAAATTACAAGCCATCGGTAATGCTACGGGTACGGGTGGATACATCCGAATCTTGGGTAATGATCTAGGAACTGGCAAATTTGAAACGTACTACTCTGTCGTACAAGGTGGGGCTGATTTAAGTGGCTCTACTATTCAAGGTCATTTCCGCGTAATTGCCGGTACTAACCCGCCAGTACCAACGGTTGATAATCCAGTCTTTGTGATTCTTGCTTCATACGAAGTATTTGATGTAACGGCTGTAAACGACACCATTCCAAAAGCTTATAGCGATGCTATTGCAGCCAATGCGAATGCGATTAACACCCTGTCAAACACTGTCAGCCAGCAGGGTAATACCATTACTTCCCATAGTAATTCTATTACTCAACTAAATAACAGCATTTCAAGCATCAACGGCGCACTTTCGAGTAAAGCGGATGCGAGCGCATTACAGTCGCTTGATTCAAAAGTAACACTAATCGACGGCAAAGTTACATCTAACTCTTCTGCATTAACAGCGTTGCAAAGCAGCTTTGAGGGAATTCCAAATCAAGGCGTGAACTTGCTCGGCCCTGAAATTTCCAACCCAATCGAAAAGCCAAATTGGATTTCAGGTCTTCCATTTGAAGTTATTCAATCACCAGATACGGTGAATGTGCGTGCGTTCCAATTCACGATGCCTGCCAACACCACTAGCGGCACTTACTTCAACATTGGTGGCGGCCAAGTTCCGCGACAGTGGCTAACAGAAGGTACATACATTTTTAGTTTTGTTGCCAAAACTGTTGGCGGGACACCACCGCATGCTATTGAGTGGCAACTCTACAATGTAGATAGTACACGCCTGCGCTTTAATATTACCGCAACATTAACCCGCTATAGCGGGGTGTTCACGGTGCCCGCTGGTGGTGCCGCTGCATGTATGCTGTTAATCGGAAACCCTACAGGCAAACCTGCGGGACAAGTTATCAATATCGAAAGAATGATGCTTGAACGGCAAGTTGGCAACAACACAACCCCTTCGGCTTGGATTGCAGGTAGCGACCCAACCGGAATGATTCTTTCAACGCAAGCCAAGGCGACTGATTTATTCAACACAGCCACTAGCCAAAACGCCGCGACTGCGGGACGCGTCACTAGCCTCGAAAGTCGCATGACGACCACAGAAGGCAATTTAAACAAAAAGGCTGATGCTTCTGCGCTTCAAAACCTCGACACGAAAGTTACGAATGTCGATGGCAAAGTAACGTCAAATACCAATGCCATTACAGCTTTAAGTTCAACTTTAAGCAACGCTACTTCAAGCATTTCAATGAATGCGGGTAATGCACAGGGCGATTGGACATTCTTTAATACGTCAGGCGAATACTCAATTGTTGCACAAGCGGATGGCCAAGCGGGTCGTGTTATTCAACTTGGAAATAATGCTGGCAATGATATTGTTTGGATGCATCCGAATAACTTCATTCCTTTTGATGCAACTAAGACATATCGACTTCGTGCGCGGTATCGCCGTCGTGCCGGAACAGGCACAATTTACCTCGGTGTCTCTCAGAAAACCCCAGACAAGGCACTATACGTAACAACAGCCAACGCATTATCGGGCGATATGGGGTCTTCTAACTATGTTGTTAATGCGCACGCACCTGCGATCGATGAATGGCAAGAAATCGTTGCGTATATCAAAGGTCGATCAGCAGGAGCAGCATCGGGTTCAGGCTCAAAAACAAGCCCACGTACTGTTTCACAACAAGCAGGCTTCATCACGCCGATGTTTATTGCAAACTATTCGGCGCAAACGGGCATTGTTGAGCTTGATTACCTAATTCTGGAAGATGCAGAGGCAATTGTTGGCAATGATGCAAATGCATCAGCGATTAGCGCTCTTGATACCAAAGTATCAGAAGTTGATGGACGCTTAACGACAGCAACAAATTCAATCACTTCGCTTAACTCTCGTATGAGTGCAGCAGAAGGGAATATCTCAGCGGCAAACTCGGCTCTAAGCGGTCTTTCAACGAGAATGACGGCTGCTGAAAATGGTTTAACCAATCAAAGTAATGCGATTACTAATTTAAGTAACAGCTTAACGGTTACAACCAATACAGCGAACGCTGCATTGCCTAAGATTCAGGGCGGTACTGGCGCAGCTAAGTTATTTAGAGGCGTTCTTGTATGGCAGCAAAACGGCGCAAATCTAACTGGCAATATCGTAATCCAAACGCCAATTACCTTCACAAATAAAATGTTCCGACTTTCACTTACTGGCTATAACTACTTGGCCGCTAAGAATGAAATTAATCTGAACATTGGGGGCTATGCATATTCGGGCACCTCTCTGCTTCAACATGGAGTGGTAAATTCGGGCACCATGCCAATTCGAGTTCGCATGGGTGTCCGAAATGGCACAGTAGTCGTTATTTTAACTTCTCAGGCACCAGGCGCTTACTGGCAATATCCAAAATTCAATATCGACGCTGAAATTGGCTACACAACTCCACCAGATAGTTGGGCCGATGGTTGGTCAGCTAGTTTCATGGCTGAGGCAGACCTCGCATCTAATGGCATTTCTGCAATCATTGAGCCGTCTTTATTAGACATTTCAACAACGCTTAATGCCACTGCTTCTGCAATTAGTAATCTGACAAATACTGTGTCTCAACAGGGCGATACAATTACTTCTCACAGTAATTCTATTACCACCTTAACCAACAAGATTACTAACAATGATTTATCGAATCTTGTTCTTAATCCTGATTTCGTAGACCCGAAAAGCGATTGGACATCTGGCGTAATTGTTGATGCGACTGACGCAGCGCCTAACCCGCCTTCTGCAAAAGCATTAAGACTGAATAACCGTGATAGTTATTACGGTCCTTTCGTCAAATGTAATGTTGGCGACATGTTCTATGTTTCGGCTTGGTTTGCGACGCCAAATACATCAGCAACCGCTTCTGCCGTGCTTGGTTTCAATACTCGGAACAGCGCAGGCACTTACACTTGGTATAGCGTTGCCATTAAGTCTACGGACAAAAATGCTTGGGGTATGGTGGAAGGTTATTTCACTGTGCCAAATGGCATGGTTGATATTCGACCTTGGCTTCAAGTAAGTATTGCTGCGTCAGAAGCAGCGGGGCAGCAATGGCATGTTACGAACATTCAAGTACGTAACATTACAGGTAATAAGAAGTTAGCAACCGACTTGCAAGCAACCTCGTCCGCCGTAACTGATTTAACTTCAAAAGTTACAAACATCGACGGTCGTTTAACTTCGGCATCAAATAATATCGTTACGCTCAACAATAGCGTTACAAACATCAATGCCACCCTCGCCCAGAAGGCAGATGCGACAGCCTTAAATTCGCTCTCTAATCGAGTAACCACTGCGGAGGGGAATATCACAAGCCAAGGTAATTCAATTACCTCATTGACTAATTCCCTAGCGGTTAGTGGAAAGGCGGGCACAAACCTTCTCATCAAATCCAATGTAGTTGGCACTTATGATGGTGTCTCATACCCACACCATACATACAAACTCGGTGAAGATTGGGAAGTTGGGGCTACATATACTTTAATTTGGTGTGCTGAACATAAACGAGGGACTGGCGATACAAACTCATCACTTGCTGTATACGCAGGTGGTGGCTCACAACATCTGCAAGCCGTAGTAAATACGAATGGTAAGGTTGTCAGCAAAGTTACCTTTGTTAAAAACAGCGCAGTTGCCTCTGGCCCAATTATCCACTTCTACATGCTCAACCGTCCGACAGCCGACAAGGGTAGCGTTGGTACGGTTTATTGGGCGGTGCTTGTAAAAGGCGATGTACTCACGACTGATGCTTGGATTCCAAGCCCATATGATTATATCCCTGATAGCAATGCAAATGCCGCTGCTATCGCAAATCTTACTAATACAGTAAGTCAGCAAGGCAATACTATTACATCAAATAGCAGCAGCATTACCTCGCTCACTAATCAAATCGGTAACACGAAGTCATATTCGCTGGTGACTTTCCGTAACGGCTCTGCCGTTGGCATGCCAAAGGCGGCTGGCGTCTACACTGGAAACAATACGCGATTATATGGATTTGGGCGCGGTTTAAATCTCATTGTGTTTAAAAATGGGGATGTTGAAAGCTGTACGCAATATGACACCTATGGCGACATCGTATCTGCATGTAACGCCATCTATGCCGCTATCAAGGCGCTTGCATCGGGAACTTACTTTGCAATCGTGGGTACAGATAACATTGGCTCAGTTGGAAATTCAAACCCAAATACTGATTTACGTGCGCTTTTACTTGCTTCTGGTGCTGGCGACACATATTTCAGATCTTGGAACTGGAATGCTCTTCCTATTTTTGTAGGACGCAAAGACCTAGATGCAGGCAATGGTATTCTCGGTATGTTTGATTCGACTGTTCCTAATCAGTGGATTGAATACCCGCTTAGTTTTGTGAATGGTGTACCTGTAGGTTTAGGTGACTCCCGAACTTTAACCACTCAACTGGATGCAAATGCTTCTGCCATTTCGTCATTGTCGAACACAGTGACTCAACAAGGTAAGGATATTGCTTCACATAGCAGTAGTATTACCTCGCTAAACAATAGCATCACCAATATTAACGGCACGTTAGCAACAAAAGCAGATAGTTCGGCTCTAACAAACCTCGCCAACCGCGTAACTACAACCGAAGGTGCAATTACCTCTCAAGGCTCAAGTATTACTTCGCTGAATGCATCTGTGAATGGCTTATTAAAGGATGTTGCAGTATCCGATACTCGATCTACTAATCAGCCTCCATCGTGGTATTGGTCAAACTATCCATTGCGTATCGTTCGCGAGTTCAAGCAAGCCTCTGTGCTAGGTTTGACTGGCATGGGTACATATGTCTCCCTTGAAACATACGTTTATTGGACTGACGCATCTGGTGGTCCGATCATCCAGATTGCACGAGGTACAGATTCGAAACTTACTGCTGAACGCCGTAGCACCAGTACATCAACTTGGGGCTCATGGACTCAGGACATCAAAACCCTTAGCGACGGGCTTGCCAATAAAGCTGAAGCATCGGCGGTAAATACGTTAGACGCCAAAGTTTCAACCATTGATGGCAAAGTTTCAACTCAAGCCAGCAATATTGTTAGTTTACAAACTGCTGTCGGTGGAAACACAAGTGCTATCTCTGAGCAGTCAAAATCAATTGATGGCATTAGAAACATCAAGACGATTACGATTGACAATAACGGTGTAATGTCAGGCTATGGCTTAATCTCTGACCTAGTTAATGGTAAAGTGACTTCCACTTTTGGCGTCAATGCAGACAACTTCTACATTGGCCCTCCAAGTGGTGGCAAAAAGCCATTCCTGGTCACAACAACCAACACAACCGTTAATGGTGTGACTTACCCGCCGGGTACTTGGATTGATACCGCATACATTGCTACGGCATCTATCAAGAGCGCGCACATCCAAGATGCAGCAATTACTACTGCAAAAATTGCTGATGCGGCAATTGATACCGCAAAAATCAAAGATGCGGCTATCACAAACGCCAAAATTGCCGATTTAACGGTCGATACGATCAAAATCAAAGACAATGCAATTACGGTGGCAACTGTTGCTGAAAATACACAAGCCAGCAAGATCTTAACGCCTAGTAGTTCAACCTTTGATGCCTGTCAGGTTACGGTAGTCACTTCGGGTACAAACTTTGTGAAAATTGATGTTTCGCCATTTTTGTACGCTTGGAATAAATATTCCAGCCCACAAATCTACCTAGATATTTACCGTGATGACACCTTGATTAAAACCTTCAACTTGCCGTGGATTCAAAGCACTGAAGTATTCAAGGATAGATCTTGGACAGAAGGTGGTTCTTATGATGTTCTTTACAATATTGTCGTATACACCATGAACACAATGGCTGGTTCGATGTTTACGACATTAGACAGACCTGCGGCTGGCACACACGTCTACAAGGCAACGCTCAGAAGAACGACCAACTGGGGACGGGATAACGCAATGGACATGGCGCGTCGATACAACGAGATTGAGTTTACAAACGCTCTTATTTTAATCACGGAGGTTAAAAAATAATGAGAACTCGATATGTCATTTCCGATGAGGGTAAATGCATTGCCTCATTTACGGGGTCAAATGAAATACTCGAACTCAACACTCAAGGAAAGAAATATACCGAGAAGCAACCCACCAGTCCTAGTGACTGGTGGAACTTCGAAACCGAAAGTTGGGAAAGCATAGGTGAAAAACCTAGTGAAGTGCATGAATTTGATTACACAGCTAAGAAGTGGTCTGATCCAAGATCACTCGATCAAGTCAAAGAAGAAAAATGGAACAAGATTAAGCTTCAGCGCAATCAACTCGAATTTGGTGGTTTTGAGTTTAATGGCCATACTTTCGACTCAGACATCGCGTCTCAAAGTCGCATAGCTACAGCTGCGGCGCTTGGACTGGAAGTGGAGTGGACAACCAAAGACAACTCAACCATTTTGCTAAACTCTGAACAGTTAAAAAACCTACAAGTGGCATTAGCTCAACATGTAAATAAACTTCATGAACTCGGCAGAAAGGCTCGCTTAAAGATCGCCGAAGCTACCACTAAAGAGGAAGTAGAAGCTGTCACGCTGATTTGATCATTTCGGCAAATAATTTAGGTATAACAATTATTTGCCTTTAATTATTTTTCCAGAAATGACAACTTCTCGGTATAATTAATGCAAATCTTTTGCGTTAAAAGGAAAGCTGTTTTAATGAAAAAATTGATTGCCGCTCTTGCTGTGTTGGTCGTTCTAACTGGTTGTGTGTACGATCCTGTAAATTACGACAAAATACACGATCAAGAGTTCGAAGATCACCTCAAGCAAAACGGCGGTGACTCATAATAAAAAAGCCCACGCAATGTGGGCTTTTTATTGGCTTCGTTCTAGGGCAATTAGACTGAAGCCGTTGGTTGCTCTTCGAGAATTAAATTGATGCCATTCTCGCCGGTAACGCCGTCATATGTTAATTCCAACTTTTCAACCTTTCGTCCTGTTTGACTCTCAACCAAACTTACTTGACCAAGCAACCAAGTTGTTAAATTCGCTTCCTCGCGAGTGATAGTTTTCATACTCAATATTCATCCATGAATGAGTTTTACGGAGATTTGATTTTAACCAGAATAAATTCATAAGTCACTACTTACTGACTCAATTTAATAAAATATAAGTTCATGATTAATACAAATCAATTTAAATAGCAATATATTCAGTCACTACTGACTTACAAATAATCAATAATCCGCTTATAATTCACTCAACTTCAAGGAGTGAAGATTATGACAGACCCATTCAGCACAGGCACCGATCAAGTCCAGTGGTGGCACGTCCTGTTAGCTGCAATCACGGCAATGTGGGGAGGCATTGTCAACTACTTGGGCAAAGTTCAAGCGGGTGAAAAACCAACATTTATCGGCGCAACAATTCATTTATCAATGAGTGGATTTGCCGGTCTTTTGTGTTGGTTGTTGTGCGCTCAATTCCAAGTTGCCGGATTTATGACAGCAATCTGTACAGGTCTAGCTGGGCATTTGGGTTCAGAGTTCATTCGTTTGTTAGAAGCCAAGTTTGTGCGAAAAATCAAAGGAGTTGAATAATGAGTGCAAATCCAGAATTACCGTGGATCGCAGAGGCTCGCCGTCACATAGGGTTGGCTGAAATCGCCGGCCCCAAACACAACCAGACAATCATCAAATGGCTGAAGGACTTAAAGTCCTCTTGGCTTGACGATGAAACTGCATGGTGCGGAACATTCGTTGCGCACTGTCTCCAAACGGCGGGATTTCAAAGAGGAAGTGTAAACTCGCGTTCCAAAACTTATAAATCAGGAACAAAGGCCCCACCAGGCTTTTATCCTTTCAACTGGTATGCCGCACTTGAATACATCAAAGAAGGCGGAGTCAAATTAGACAAGCCTTGTTATGGGTGTGTTGCGGTAAAATCAAGAGAGGGCGGTGGCCATGTAACTTTCGTTGTTGGTAAAACACCTACTGGTAAATTAATTTGCTTAGGTGGTAATCAGTCAAATAAAGTTTGTTTTGCAGTATATGACGTTTCGGCTTTTGAAGCCTTTATGTGGTATGGCAAAACAAGTAAACCAGCTGCTCACCGATACGATTTACCAGTCCTAAAAATCGTTTCTGTTACGAGTGTTTCAGAGGCTTAATCTATGCACTTACTTCAAGGAACAAAACCCCTCAAAGTTTTTCTTGTTGTTGTTCTTCTTGTAATTGTGAGTGCATGGAGTTACTTGCTTGGTTCTAACGATGCAACCAAGAAAGCAAAACAACAAGCTGAAACAGTTATCCACAGTGAAAAAATTAAGTGAGTGTAAAGCTTGCTTAAAATACCCTGCTAAAACGCTCTAATTTCTCAAATTTAAGCTTTGTTTAAGATGATTGATAAACTTTACCGATTTTTCATAAACAGGGCTTAAAAACGATTTTAGAGCGTTTTAAACTTTAAAATGGATACACGTTTAAACAAATTTAAATTTAAAATTTTTAAACCTGCTATAACATGTAGCAAAGCGGAATTTTTTATAATAATAAATTTAAATTCAAATTTTAAATTTATTCATAAGATCACATGCCTGCATATGATCAAACACCGTCTAGTGTTTATATACTATACCGTAGGTATTTTATAATAACTTATAGAACATGCCTCAAAGCTTTTTGTAGCAAAGGTTTCAGCTTGTTTTCGGTAGTTACTATTTCCGTTTTCGGTAGTTAAAAATTCCGTTTTTTAAATTTTCGGTAGTTAAAAATTCCAATTTCGGTAGTTAAAAATTCCAAAGTTTGGTAGTCATTTTTTCCACCAAATACAGTGGTTATCAACATGGTTATCCACAGTTTTTGTGGGTAAGTTGGTTAATATTTAGCTGATTGAGTCTTAAAAAATTGGTTTTGACACTTATTACTATCAAATGTAGGCTTAATGACGCCAAAACAAAATATTTCGGTAGTTAAGTTTTTCATCAGTACTTGGTGATCATTGGAAGTTAGGGAATATATGTCCTCTATTGTTAAAAGCAATCCAAAAGTTAAGAAACACAATAACTTAACACAGGCTCATTTTTTTAATGTATCAGTCATCGCTTATAGACTTATATTATTAGCCGGTACGGACAAGTTCTTAGAAAACATGCTAAAGTCTGGCGAGAATACTTACATTCGCATTACAGCGCATGATTATCACAATTTATATGGCTCAAGTTCGGACATGTCGGGTTCGTATAAAGCAATTAAAGATGCGCCCGATGATTTACTTAATGCCAAGTTGAAATACAAAAGACTTAAAACAGAATCAGACCCCGGCCGTTGGGTAGGTGGTATTAACTGGGTACAAGACGCTCGTTATAACGACGAGTTAAAATGTGTTGAAATTCTATTTTCTACAACAGTACTTCCTTTGCTGGCGAATGTTCGCAAAAGTTTTACTTATTACAACCTACGACATATTGGTCGGTTGTCATCCATGCATTCGATTAGGATGTATGAACTAATGATGATGTGGCGCAAAAGCGGCAAAACGCCAGACTTGACAGTTAGCTATATGAAAAACTTCTTAGGCGTGCCAGACAATGAATATTCCGACCCAAAAGAGTTAAAGTTTTTCACAGCTCAAGTAATTAAAAAGTCCGTCAAAGAAGTCACAAGTAAAACTAATATTGAAATGGACTTTGAAGTTGTAAGAGGGGAAAAGAGAGCAACTATCGGCTATTCTTTTAGTCATAAATTGAAAGCGCTGCCTGAAGGTGAACAGCCTGAGCAAGAAGAACTTGAGGACGATAACGAAGGCGGCGGAGATCCAAGCAAATTGCTACCGAACAATGACGACGACCCAGAGTTGCCATTTTAATACCGCTGGCAACATTTGTATTCCGCGACTTGGGCACTTGGGAATGAATACCGCGATCACTATATTAATTATATAATCTCTCTTAGTTAATATTTATTAATAGTGATTCACACGGATGCACCCAAGTTCACCCAAGTCGAAGTTTCTAAACTTCCTGCCGCCGTTCTTGTACGGCAATCTCCGATTTGAGCATTATGAAATCCTCACTATAAGCAACATTAAACGTGCGGATCTCAAAGTTGAAACAGAGCTGATGAATAAGAAGTGGTTTGATTACAGAATCATGCACCCACTTATGGCCACTTATTATTTTTTCCACTTGTACAGCGAAGCTTACAAAAACTTTTGGCGTCAAAACATCAACTGCGAGCAGGCAGACTTTGTAAAGCCAATGCGTAAGTACGTTGATTTTCTCGACTCAACTCAAGAGCGAAATACAATTTGGCGTTTAAGACAAATGGTAGATGCTTGCGGCATGAGATATGAGTTCTTTTTTACAAGTGCAATGAAGCATTTGCATAAGATGATCTATAACGGTCGAATTATGCCACCACGCCCATCAATGCTTAAAAATGAAGAGCTGTTCGAAAAAGTGTATGCAGACTGGTTGGAAACATGTGAGGCGGTAACTCAATACGCTTGTAGCCCCTACTTCAACGTCGCAAACTACTCAAACAGTGTAGTTCAACGTGATTATGAGGACTATTTGATTAAGCAAATTAAGCGTAAACGTTTACCTCAATATGCTTTGTCTTATTGTCTTTATGAGAAAGAGTGCTTGAGAATCGAGAGGGTCATTGCTGAGTTTGATCTTGACATTGTTCAGGAGGCGATCAATGAAGCTAAATTCATTTAAATATTTCTTTTAATAGTCAGTCAGTACTGACTATACTAATTGGGTATTTAATATAGAAGGAACTATATATGATTCAAGGTTGGAATACTCAGGATGAGATGATTTCTCAAGCACAATATGGTCGTATGATGATGCAAAACGAACCTGATGAGGAATTCGGGCAAGCGATTGATCAGAAAGTGCCAAACCCATACATAAAAGAGCGATTTGCGGTAGGTAACTCCGCTATGCCGCCTGTGGTTACTGACACTTTAGAGTTTCGTCACCCTTACAACCATCCAAAAGGTACATTGCGTCATGGTTTCCGTGATCAAAAAGAGTGGAGAAAGGGAATCTTTAGTAATGATCAGACAGAGAGCAAAAAAACTTTCTTATCTGGTCATCGTAAATATTTGTTCAACTTACAAGAGACTCAAAGTCCAATCGAAGTGACGTTGACCAATGGCATGACGTACACGGGAACCATTCGAACCTCAGATGAAGAAACGATTTCGCTTGAGTGTCCGAATGAAGACGGCAAAACCTACACTGTGCGAGTGATTTTTAAACACAATTTGGTAATGTTCTCACCGATTACTGCGGTGACAACTGCACCAAGACCAAGCTAAGGTGTAACTATGTCAGTTCAAAGTACTGCGGCGGCTCAGCCCGCCACAGCACAACAGCCAGTAACAGATCAATTTGAGTTTGACGATGCTTTTCAGTTGAAGATAGCAGCGCTTTCTTTGCGTGATAGTGAATTTTTGCGTCGATCAGCCATGATGTTAAAACCTGAGTTTTTCGTAAACGAAGGGCTAGGACAGTTGGTTGCGGTCGCATTAGACCACTTTCAAAAATACAACTGCGCTCCAGATAACGCTTCTTTAATCGCTCAGCTGAAAGAAAGAATAACGAAGCGGGCCATTCGTAGAGAGTTGACGCCACTTGTTATTCAAGCAGCTAAAGACGTTCAGTTAGCAGACTTATCTAACCGTCAATTTGTCGAAGAAAAATTGGTGGATTTTGCTCGCACATTCGCGATGAAAACTGCAATTTTGAAGGCGGTCGATCTACTTAACAAAGGTAAAGTCGAAGCGATTCACCCTGTCATTGAAGAAGCGCTTGCTGTCGGTATTAATGAAGATGGCGCGGGTTATGACTTCTTTGCTCATGATCGCATCCAGCAACGTACCGTTGAGCGCATAGAGAAGGTGAGTGGCGTTCTTCCTCCACAGGGTATATCGACGGGCGACCCTCGTTTAGATGGGCTTTTATATCATCGAGGATGGGGGCGCAAAGAGTTATATGCGTTCTTGGGTGGGCCAAAGTCAGGTAAAACTACAGCTTTAATTCACTTTGCTCGAATTGCCTCATGGTTAGGTTTTAACGTTTTGTACGCAACCTTAGAAGTGGGCGCAAATATCATTGCGGATCGTTTTGATGCGTCGCTTACAGACACCATGATGAAAGAGCTTGGCGTGAAAGCCAATGATGTTGCGCAACAAATTCAGAAGCTCGCTAAAGAATCTGGTCAATTGCGTATTCATGAATACGCATCAGGAACATTGACTGGCAATCAGTTGCGAAATCTCATTCAGTCTTACAAGCGTGCAGCTCGTAACCCGGATGGAACAATTCGACCGCCAATAACTTTCGATTTAATCGTAGTCGATTATGCAGACATTATGGCGCCGAATTACCGCACATCAGACCCAATCGAAAACTCAAAGCAAGTCTGGGTGGATCTTCGTGCAATCGCCTTTGAAGAAAATGCCGCTGTTCTAACCGCGACTCAATCGAATCGTGATGGTAGTAAACAAACGGTAGCCAAAGCAGAACACGTAGCAGACGACTTTAACAAAGTGCGTATCGTGGATTTGATGATTTCGATTAACAAAACCGAAGAAGAGCGTCAAAACGGTGAAGCGCGGTTGTATTTTGCTGCATCACGTAACCAAGAAGCAGGTTTCACAATCGTTATTAAGCAAGACTTATCTCGTATGAAGTTCATCGAGAGAATTTTAAGGGTGGACTAAATGCGAAAGTCAAAAAAGATCACTGAAATCTGGCTCATCTTTGTGCAGGTCATGCTAGGCATTGCGGTTGTGGCGGGGCGCTAAGTTTGATCTTTGAGTCATAACTGACATTGCCAGATAGGGGTTCAAGTAACCCCTATTTTTATTCATTAACATTTACTTATGTGATTTTTTAAGGGTGAAATTATGAGTGGCCAACCGTCAAAAGAAGATTTTGGCGAAATACTCGACCACATTGATATTGAGTATTGGCTAAATCGTGAAGGCGTTGAGTATAAAGTTACTCGTGGTCGAAATGGTGTGCAGCTGAACTTGAAGGAATGTCCTGTTTGCGGTAACGCGAATTGGAAGGTCTACATTGGGGCCACGACAGGTTTGGGCAACTGCTTTCATGGTGACTGTGAGGCTAAATTCTCTAAATGGTCATTTATTAAAGCTGAGCTTGGCAATTTAACCAATAAAGAAATTGCAGAACACATCAAGGTCGTTGCAAGGGAGCAGGGTTGGCAACCGAAGCATAAACAAGAAGTCCAGCGACCAAAGTTGGGAAATCTGCACTTTCCAGCTTCGTTTGAGTTGCCCATTCTCGGTAAAGACTCAAAGCTTCACAATTTGAAGTATTTAGCTGATCGAGGCATTAGCATCGAGACGGCTAAAGCTTTTGGTCTGCGTTTTTGTCAGCAGGGTTCTTTTTCTTACATCGATTCATTCGGTCAGAAGAAGCGCCAAAGTTTTGATAACCGCATCATCATTCCCGTTCGAGATCTGAATGGAAAATTAGTTTCGTATCAAGGGCGTGACATTACAGGCTTAGCTGAGAAGAAATATCTTTTTCCTTCAGGTTATGCGTCTACAGCTGCCTTTCTTTACAACGGTAATAACGCGTATGGATGCGTAGATATTGCGATGGGTGAAGGCGCTTTTGACGTCATGGCTATACATCAAGCCTTTTCAGAAGATGACGCACTTTGCAATGTCGGTGTCATTGGTTCGTTCGGTAAACACCTTTCATACGGCGATGAAGAAACACAATTCGCAGAACTGTTAAAGCTCAAAGAGGCTGGTTTGCAACGCTTGACCTTTATGTGGGATGGAGAGCGACGAGCAATTCAAGATGCAATCGAAGCAGCTCTAATGGTTCGTAAATGTGGCATCACTGTACGAATAGCCATCCTCCCTCCCGGCAAAGACCCTAATGAAATTCCACCAGAAATGGTGCGCTCACTCTACAGATCGGCAATTGTCGTCAATGAAATGAGCGCGGTAACTCTCAAGCTACAATATGGAGTCAAAAAATGATTCAAAGGTTTCTTAAATTATTTAACAGAAAGCCATCTGAAATAAAGATCAATGGTAAAAGTTATCACGGCTCAAACGTGGTCATTCAAGACGATGGCATTTTCATTGATGGAGGTTGCGTTCAGGGCCTTTCGCCAAAAATTGAAGTTGTGATAAATGGCGATTGTGATTCAGTGGATACTACAAGTGGAAATGTCAGAATTGAAGGCAATGTGGGCGACATTAGCACAGTATCGGGCAACGTGACTTGTGGCGACGTTACTGGTGATATTGAGACCGTTACTGGCGATGTTCGAGCGCGTGTGATCAAGGGCGATATTGAAACCCTTTCTGGCGATGTAACTACAAGATAGGAAGCGATCAAATGACCCTTAAAATCGAAATGGTTGAATACATGATCTGTGACTCAAGTTCGGGCGGCAAAGATTATATGCTTATCCATGCGTATAACACCCAAACTGGCGCGGGTTGGGTTAGAGGATATTACGGGAAGTTATCCGGGCGGTTTCAAGAAGTGGTTTATCTTTTTAAGGATGCGCGCTCAGCCAAAGAGCATCTTTCAAAAGTGATTGATGAGAAAAAATCAAAAGGCTACACCTCACACACGCCTGAAGAACGCAAATTGGCAAACACGCTATTTGGAAAATTTAGAGACCTTTGCGCACACGAAATTGTGGTGAGAAGACCACATATGATCGAATTTAACGCAAACAGAATAATGAAGGCGACATTAAGTCAATTTTTGGCAGATGACTACCTTGAATACCTTTTTGGGGTTATGGATGACCAATACGCAATGCCGACTGTGCCAGTATCAAAAGCATCAGAAGCGAAACGTATCCAAGAAAGCTATGGCTCCAAGTGGGGTGCGTGGTCATGATCAGGCTTAAAACTGGCGGTTCATACATGAGCCATGACTTTTCTACAACTAGATCCATCCATCTTGTTAGCGTCGGTGACGACCCTAACAAATGTGTGGTTTTTGATTTTATTGTCAATCAGAAAGCAAATGGCAAATTCAAGATCACAGACAATAGTTTTGTCTGCCGCATTAATGAGGGGATAAATCACATTGCGCTTGAGGTGGAAAAATTAGGAAAAGACGAAAAATTTGCAGGCTCCAAAGCAATTCAGTTTGGACTATCTGCATTTAAAAACAACTCAATGCTATCGACTGAGGACATTGTTCAACGAATCGGCAAGTTTTTGACTGAAGCCAAGATAAGAATCTTGGTGTCAAAAGCAAGCTCAAGATATGAGACGGAAGGCAAGAGTTTGGTTTGGGGTAGTTGGAGTTAATTATGGCTATCAAACCGCATCTATTTAAACCCCTACTGTCGCTTAATAAAATGACCATACCGAAACAAACAATGAGTATTCAATGAATAATCGTATAGAAATAGTGCCATTCGTCGATACAGCAATTTACCCTGTTGAAGCTTCTGCTCAAGGGGACAATGCTTTTTACCTTGAATATTGTGGCGCTTCTGGTTATCGCCCAGCTTATGCTTCGTGCTTAAATCGCATACGCGAGATAGAGGCGGGTAAATTGCTTCCATCTGTTGAGTCTGGTTGCTCAGCTGCAATATGCAATAAAGTTTGTCAGGCGTTGACTATGCGCCAAGAAGAGAAGCGGAATGGTGCAGCGATCTACTACATCAACCGAGTTAAGATGCGCCAGAACGTGCGTCACAACGCAGCTCAATACGGTATTAAAATTTCCGATATCGTAATTAAAAACGACATTAAAAAGCCAACTCTTACGCCGTCAGAGCCAGTAAATACATTCGAAGTTGGTTCGATTGCAGACGCCATAAATAGTCGCATTGCTAAGGAAATGAAGTCGGAAAATCAACAATCCGCTTTAAATTCCACTGAGAAACCTTTATCATCACATAAAGATCAGTCAGTACTGACTGTTAAAAAAAGGTATGTCATTAATAGATATTGCCAAAGCAAAGCGACAACAATTAAGTGTTTGAGTATTAGTGGTAGGTAATTTATGACTGATTTATATCAAATATTAAGTTGCCAAGTTGCTGAGGTTAAGCGAACTAAAGGCGCAACACGAAAAGACATCATTAACGCCCTTAAAAAATTGATGGGTGATGAGTTGGGTAACTTTGCTGCGGCGAAGCATTTAGACGATGAGCAAATCAGAGCAATGGTTGCTGATTTAGCAAGTGGCGTTGAGCTGATAGCTCAGCAAAGAGTTTCAAATATAGAGCGCATTGAGCGTGATTATCTGGCCCGTTTATAACGGGCCAATGTAAAAATTGGAGTAACAAATGGCAACTTTGGAGCCAGTCTTAACACAAACATTCAATAGCGACCTTGTGTGTCAGGCGCTCAATGAAATAGCTCAAGAGAGTTCTAAAAATAAAAAACTGGAAATGGTGAGCCACTACATAAGCAATCCTTTATTTAAAGAAGTGTGTTCACTTGCTTATAACCCATTCCGCATATTTGGTATTCTCCCGGATAAAGATGCAAAGGGCACTGGTGAGCTATGGTTTGACGAAGCGGATACTTTAGAAATCATATACGCACTAGAAAAACGTGAACTTACAGGCAATGCAGCTCGCGAAGCGGTTCGTTGTCAGCTGGCTCAATTGAGCGAAAAGTCAGGCGATCTATTTATTCGAATTTTGCGTAAAGACTTACGCGCAGGCTTTAGTGAATCAACAATCAATAAAGCATGCAAAGGCTTAATTCCTGAATTTCCATATCAACGTTGTTCTTTGCCTAAAGATGCAAAATTTGATACGTGGACATGGGGCAAAGGCGTTTTCTCACAAGAGAAAGCAGACGGCATGTACGCGAACGGAAATAAACGTGCAAATGAACTACTTTCATTTGTCTCTCGTCAAGGCTCTCAATTCCCTATGGATGAGTTTAAAGACATCGTAGAAGAAGCGGAGCTTTTACTTCAGCCTAACTTCCAGTATCACGGCGAGCTACTTGTCGAGCGTGATGGTGTAGAGCTTCCACGAGAGATTGGCAATGGCATTCTTAATAGCGTCTTGAAGGGCGGTAAATTTGCCGAGAATGAGCGTCCAATTTATAAAGTGTGGGATTTCATCCCTTTTGAGGCGGTAGTGCCAAAAGGGGTATTTAAGGCGCCATACGCTAATCGTTTTCGCGCACTGTTTAACATGGTTAAGGGCGGTAAATACATTCGCATCATCGAGACCCGTATTGTAAATAGCCTAAGCGAAGCATATAAGCACTGTGAAGAGAAGCTGCTATTAGGAAAAGAAGGCACGGTTATTAAAAACTCAACAGCAATTTGGAAAGACGGCACAAGTAAAGAACAAATCAAATTAAAGCTTGAGGCTGACTGTGAGTTAGAAGTCGTGGGTATCAATGAAGGCAAGGCTGGATCGAAAAATGAAGGAAGGGCAGGGGCATTAAGTTGCAAGTCAGCGTGCGGTCAATTAATTGTCGACGTCGCCGTTAAAAATGAAAAATTACGTGACGAATTGGACGCAAACCCGGAAGACTGGATTGGTCGAATCATTACTGTGCGTTCGAACACGATTCTAAAACCTTCAGCGAGCAGTCCTAATTATTCGTTGTTTTTGCCACGCATGGTTGAAGACTGTTATCGCTTAGACAAAACGGTTGCAGACGATCTAGCGCGCATTTATGAGCAATTTGATAACGCGATTAAAAACGTACAGGTAGGTTAAATACAATGCGAAAAATACAAGGTAAGCATAAATCAGCGTTGTTAGTTGTTGCGGCTGCAATCTTAACAGCGGCAAGCATAGCTACTTTTGCACCATCGGCACACGCGGCAGTTTCTGCCCGTGCGTCGGTATCTTCTGCGCGATCTGTTTCGGTTTCACGCCCTTCGGCAATTCGCTCAATATCTACAACGCCAGTGAGAACAAGCTATAAGCCGACCGTTAGCAAGCCAGTAGTAACGAAGCCAACGACACCCGCTCGCACATCATATGTAAGCAGCTCGGCGGCAAAGAAAAAGCGCTCTACTGGCCCTGAATATGAATATTACGCTTGGGGCGACTGTGCGCCTTATTCAAATTTAAACTTTAGAGGCTGGAAATGCCTAGACCGCGATTAAAAGGTGAATAAAATGATTTTAATAATTTCAGGAAAAACATGTTCGGGGAAATCGACTCTCGCGAAACACCTTATTGAGAATGGCGGTTTTGGGCGAATCGTAACTTGCACAACTCGACAACCGCGTGAAGGCGAGAAAAATGGTGTCCATTACCACTTCTTGACCAAAGAGCAATTCAGCGATGCCATTAACAAAGACGAGTTTATTGAGTTTAACGTGCATGGTGGCGTCATGTACGGTGTGCGCAAGAAAGAGATCATTCAAGCAATAGATGCGCCGTTTGACTCTTTGATAGTGATTGAACCCGTCGGTCGTCGTAAGCTTGTAAAATATCTTCAAGGTAATCAAATGCGATATTTGTCGATCTACCTTGACATAAGCTCGGTAATACAAGCTGAACGGTTTATGAATCGCATTCAAATGGCGAGCGCTAATGAATTAACAGATTTAACTGACCGTATGGCGTCTATGTTGGAAGTTGAGCAAAACTGGCTTAAATCATCAACCACTGACGGCTCTTGTGATATGGTTTTTGCGTCGTTTAATACAGCATCCGATTTAAAGCATGTGACGGACATCATCATGCAGCATGTGATGAAAAAACCATTTGATCAAACCGAAAAGGCAAAGGCAGTTTGATTAGCCTAAGCAAATAATTCCAAGTTTTTCAGCACTGTCTAACTATACTAAACTCCATGTAGGCACATGGAGTTTTTTCATGCTTTTAAAAGATGTTCCTGGTGTTTTGCCAAGACTTGAAAATTCATTAATTTCTAAAACAGATATGTGGACGGCAGAGGTTGATACGGTTATTCCGGCTCAATTCTTAGCTTTCCGAAAAATTATTAAATCAGACTATCCCGATGTAGATATAGACCGAGATATTAATTATTTAGTGCGTCAGGTGCAGTTTGCAGAGTTAGAAAATGTTTTAACGTCACCTTTGCGTGATTATGTCGAACCAAACGAAAACTTTTTACTCACAAGCGAATTAAAAGAAGGTTTGCAAAAATTAAGTCAGACCTATCAACATGCCTTTTTGTTCGGAATGGAAACGCACTATTCTTCTTTTCAGATAGAAACCATGTCATACCAGCAGGCGATTAAGGTTTGTCCAAACACGGCTTTGGCCACAAGTATTATTAATTCATTAATTCCTAGCTCAAGAACGATCAATGCTTTTTGGAAAGTTGAGAATGGCCAACATGTCCCACTGGATGACTTAGAGTCTGAAGTTTATCGTGCTTTCGGCAAAACATGGCGTGAATTGTTGTCTGGATATTCACGATTGATTACGGATGAAATTGACGTTGATTTTGTAATGTATCTATAGAAATCATCTAATAAATGTTAAAAATAGATCTGAACAATGAGCCTGTGGTGACTCGAATGCTTCAGATCAGATTAGACGTACTCGCTGCCGCAAGACAACTTGCTACCGCGTATTTGAACGTATTTAAAGCTGAATACTCGATGATTCAAAATCATCGAGATAACGCTATTATCGTTGAAATAAGCGCTAAAACTGACTTAGAAACGTCACCAATTGTTCGCATAAGATATGACGACAGGGGCACAACAATCACGGTGCATGTGCCTCCTGCGTATAATGCGGTTATACAACTCGAAGCGGATGACTACAACTTCTTTTCTTGGTGGGTAAACCGCATTTTTACAGAAGATGAATTTGTCAGAGCCAATAAAGATTTTTGGCTCAGAAGCGGGCGCATCCAGAAAAATACACTATTCTAGGACTATTTTGGCAATTCTATTATTATTTAGTATTTACTATTAATCATTTCTCAAAAATACATTAAAATATTGAACTTACTCCTATAATTCATTCTGCATCTGTAGTCTTACAAGGCCCTGATTATCTCAGGGCCTTTTCTTTGCATAAAAAAGCCGCCCAAAGGCGACTTTCTCAAATGGCTTTCTTAGACCTTGTAACCCATTTTTTTGAGAGTCTTTTCTGTACTCTCCATTAGAGCTTTAGTCACAATCTGCGTCATGTCAAGTTTTTTTGGACTATTTAACTGCTCAATAGCAACAATAAAGTTGAGTCTTAAATATAATTCCATCGGAAGGTTTGCTGAAAACTTCTTGGTTGCAAGCATCAACTCTTCTTCAGACATTGTGGACTTTTTACGCCACGGTGCTGCGTCGTTTAGAAAGTTAGTCGCTTCAGTTGCTTTTTGTTGAACTTCAACCACTTCAGCTTCAGGTTCTTCTACTTGCGGAGCTTCAACTTTTGGCGCTAAAGGTTGAGCTGCTACAGGAGCGGAATTTAAGATAGACTCTTTAGCTTCGCGTGCTGCACGCTGAGGCAATGGTGCATTTTTATCGTTTGCCATTTTCAATGATCTCCTCAAGTAACTGTTCAAATTCTTTAATTGCAACTCGATTGTTTACGTCCATTTCCATTTCAGTAATGCCGACGTTGTTTCGATAAGCGCGGCTATATGGCATACGTAAACGCATAATTGTTTGAAGACGTGGGGCTTCGTTTTGAATCGCTTCAAGTGCTTTAATGGTGTCGCGTAAATCAACTGAATTATCGGCCGCAGGAGCTTGGGTAATAACAGGATGCACGACAATTGGGTTCTCGCCAGCCGGTTTGCGAACAGTGTCATTGATCAAATCAACTAAATCCAAAAGCGTATAAAGCCCTTTGAGATCTTGAGCTCCAACTTTAAGAGGCGAAACAATAACGTCCGCAGCTAAAAGAGCCGAGCGCATTTCGGCAGAGTCATATCCCGGCGTGTCAATTACGACGTAATCATATTCTTCATTTAAGCGACGAGCTTCGTCTTCGATATTGCCTGTTAAATGAAAAAATTTACCGTTTTCTACTTCGTTTTCGGCTTCTCGTGCTTGGCTCCATTCGAAAGAGCCTTTGTTGGCATCTAGGTCAATACCGATAACAGTGTTACCTCTTTGGTGCAGCGCGGCCACAGTAGATGTGGCAAGAGTTGTTTTGCTCACGCCGCCTTTTGTATTGGCGTACACGATAATCATCAAAATTTCCTTAGTTAAGTTGGCATAAACGCCTATAAAACAGAATCATTCTAGTGAATTGAATAGAAGTTGTAAACTAGAAGCGCTGTAAGACGTGATGCTAAGTTGTAAATAAGACCATAAAGATAGTATTTAAAATACATATTGGTATTACCGTATTATCATATGACTATACACACACATGGTAATACGGTAATACGCTTAGTCGTTTAATTTCTCGGCTATACTGCGGAGCAATTCCGGATCCGATGCAAAATATTTTTGCGTGGTCAGGATTGAGCTATGCCCCATCAATTGTTGAATTGAATAAATATCACCGCCCTTTCTTATTAGCCTTGTGGCAAAGGAACGTCGACCGGAATGGCTGGTTGCTTGAATACCAGCCTTCTTATAACAGTTATTAATCATGGTCACCATGCTATTTGGTGAGAATGGACCGCCCTTCTGCGATAAAAATAAAGGTGCGTCTGGATCCTTTGGTCTTTCTTTTGTTATGTATTCTTCTACCAGTGATCTAGCGATTGGATTGACCAGGAATACCTCTCGGTAGCGGTTGCCTTTAGTAATATTACCGAGCAATCGAATAATATCCTTCAGCTTACCCTTCTTCACATCGTAAACATCGCCGACCTTTAACATTGATAATTCTTTAGCGCGAAGCCCAAGGAAGTGTGAGAAATACAAAACACATTTGTTCCGTAATGCATTTACGCCCGTTTGAGTGGCTAAAGTAATCTCAAGATCATCTTCTGACACATATGGGGCTTTTCCAGTTGTTGTTCTTGCCATAAATCGACCAAATAATTTTTTATTACATTTTTCCAAAAACGGAAAGGATATAAAAACAGTCTACCACATGTCGAAAAATAAAAAATGTAATAAAAGAAGCCTTTTATTATATTTTTTATGGACGAAACAACGAAAGTGCGTCATCATTCGACGTATACAGACTTTTCTGAATATGCAGCTATTTTAATGATGGATTTTAATGGATAAGCTGTGCTAAATTTGAATTTGTAACGTTTTCAAGTTTGGGAAAAAGTAAGAGGAAGTGAATATGCGAAAAGTTAGCCAAGTATTTAAAAAACATAAAATAATGCCCGATCTGATTCGGGCATTTTTAGGGAAGGCAAATGAGGTATTTACACTTGTTTCATTTCTGAGATCTGAATGCCGATTCCTCCTTATTTTTTTGAAGCTCAGCGCGGTGCTTAATTGTCTCGCTTTCCATTTCCTTAATTACGTCAACAAACTTGTCACGAGTGTCTCCATAAAAAGAAGGGTCTTCCATAGTTACACTGCGAATAGTTTTGACGATATTAATTTCGTTAGGGGTTAATGGAGTTTGCCCAGTGATTGACTCGACAACATCAATTAAGTCCGGTGCATATTCTTTTAGAACGCGTATAAGAAGGCGAGTAGGGTTTTCGCCTAATGCTAAAGCGGTAGGCTTGATTTTATCGATCGGTAAGCGAGTTTCACCACTCTTAATCATCGATAAAACGTTAGGGCGTTTAAAACCTATTTCCTCAGCAATCTCACGCTGGCTTTTAGGAGAATTCTCGATTAAGTCTGCGAGATATTCTGCCACGTTCATATTGTTGCGATTTTTAGCCATTTGCCTCTCCAAATACAGAGTTAAATTTTTCCTATGATGAGTCGTAATTCACTTTGTAATAATCCAGAACATGAGACCAAATATATACTCAGAACTGACTGATTTTGAATTACAGCACTATTATAGGTGGTGGGGGGACTAATTTTATAGAAAAAATCAGTCACTCGTGAATTATATACGCCCAAGTTTACAAACTAGATGCAGCGAATGCAAAGTGTATTCGATTGAATGGACTAATTTTTTCCAGATTTTTTGTTATTTTTTTTAGTCAAAAAAGGAAAAAATTACAATATGGCAATGTAGAAAGTCCAAAATTAACTATTTAAAATTAACCGTTTATATAAATTGTCTAAAAATTAACAGTTTATATAAACCCCATCAACTTACAAAACTTCACACTGTATTAAGTTTTGTTAATTATCACATAAGGAGAATTTATGAATACGATCAACAACTGGCTTTTAAATGTTCAAACAGTCACTTCTGACTGATTTTATTAAAAGCTTTTGAGCGAACCCAAACTATAATATACGGGGCTGAAATGATGAGACGTATATTAATAGCCTCTTCAAAATCTTGATAAATCAGAATGGTGATTTAAATGACTGTGACATTGAATGATCAATTCCAAACTGTAGACTTGGATGAACTTGCTGAAATTTTAGAAAAAACAGAAGGTGTAGAAACACTGCTAAATGACGGGTTTTACACTATAAAGCGCTATAAGCATCTGAATTTAGGGGACATTGAGGTAATTAATACCTGCGCTCCAAAAAGTATAGTTAGAGTGATAAATCCATAATTTTTATAAGAATATCATTAGTGAAGTTAGCAAGATTGAGGCGGTGATTTGTCGCCCTCTTGCTGAAGCCAAACAAAACTCTATACACCCCAACTCTAAATCGTCATAATATGATCATAAATAATCAGTCATCACTGACTGAATCGCTAAGGATCTATTATGAACAATCGCATTGCTAATTTACGCAACGCTATCGTTGCAATCACAAATGCTCTCATTGAGAAAAAAATTGAAGTAACTCAAATAGGTATGGAAGCATACGTCAAGTCTGACATTAATGGAAATCCGATTTCTATCAATTTACCGTACCTTTCGGACAATGCATCAGAAGAACTTATAAGAGCAATACAGGGATTCTTAGATCATGAGGTTGCACATGTTCTTTTCTCTGATTTTAAAGCCCTAAATAGCGTTGGCGATTACCTTTTAAAAAGTCTCGCAAATATTTTAGAAGACGCCCGCATCGAAAAATGCATGGCTGAAAAATTTAGAGGTTCTGGTTCTAACTTAGATCACACCGCACACTTCTTTTTAGAAGAGATGATTACTCCGAAATTTAAAGAAGTTATGGCGCATCCCGATGTTGATGAAACAAAGATTATGGGTATCTTGGCCACTCCATATCTCCGCAGCCTTTCGGGTCAATCAACTTTTGAAATTTATATGCGCGACAAGATTCATTTGTTGCCAAATATTCATGCTGCCATCAAACACCTTGCGCCACAACTTCAATCAATGCAGTCGTCTCAGGATGCCGTTCGCTTAGCTAAAGAAATTTACAAAGCTCTAAAAAGTCCCGAAGACGAGAAACAACCCCCGCAAGATCAACAACAGGAAGAAGAATGTGATCAACAAGGAAATGGTCAATCTAACGAAGATGAAGATGAGCAACCAGGCGGCTCAGGTGGCGGAAATTCTGACGAAGATGAAGGTTCAGATGCAGACGGTCAGCAAGGCGCTGGTGAGGGAGATGATGGCGATTCTGAAGAAGATGGTGCCGGTGAGTCTTCAGGCGATGCTGATGAGCAAGACGAACAAGGTGATGGAGGTAAAGGCGGTCAATCCGAAGATGAGGATGGTGGGAACGAATCAGATGGTAAAAGTGAGCGCCACCAAAATAAGTCTGACAAATCGAATGGTAAGGGCGACAGCAATGAAGGCAACGAGTCTAGCGACTCTGAGAATCAGACGTCAGAAAAGAAAAAGGAATTAAGAAAGCTTAATTTAGACGCTAAGGCGATTTTGCAAGAGATCGACAAGGAGTCAGCGAATGATTTTGACGCCTCGTTTGCCGTTCAGTTAAGCAATGAAGCAAAAGACTTTGCTTGCACTGCGCCATATCTCGTTTATACAAACAGATATGACGTTATCGAAACATTAAAAATTGGCAGAGATTACAAATCGTCCTTTATGGATGATTTAGATAGAGCAACCAATAAAATTACGGGAACAATTCAAAAAGATTTGGAACGTCTTATGGTTGCTCGATCAGCAAGAACATGGGAGAACGGTTTACGGCAAGGAAAAATTAACCAGGCGTCACTTTCTCGTTTAGCTGTTAGAGACGACCGTATATTCCGTCGCAAACAAGAGAATCGTTCCAAAGATGTCGCTGTAACCCTCTTAATTGACTGTTCAGGTTCAATGAAGGGCGAACGCATTAACACAGCCTCTCAAGCGTCATATGCAATGTCATCTGTTCTTGACCGTCTCAACATTAATCATGAAGTTATTGGATTCACAACTAAAAACGGTGATCCACACGCAAAAGAAAGCTTTACGCATAATGGCAAAACGATTCGATACACAAGAACGGAAGGTTTATATATGCCAGTCATTAAAGGGTTTAATGAGCGCTTAACGCTCGAAAACCGCCATCGTTTTGCATGGTTGCCTCATGTTAGGTTCTTAAACACGAATGTTGATGGGGAGTGTCTTCAAATTGCGGCACAGCGGCTAAGCGCTCAAAAAGAAGCACGGAAAATCATTATGGTGTTAAGTGATGGTAATCCAAATGGTAGCGGCCCGACCCCAACGCTAAACAAACACCTCAAAACAACCGTTCAGGAAATTTCTCGCTCAGGATTTGAAGTTATTGGAATTGGAATCAATACGCAAAGCGTAAAAGAGTTCTATCCAAAAAATGTCGTTTTGAGATCTGTTGCCGACTTACCTAACACGGTTATTGGCGAGCTTCGCTCATTACTTCTCAAGTAATTCGTGAGCAAGATAGTCAGTTGGGGTTATTTAAATAATCAGTCAGTACTGACTATCTTTTCCTAGAAGATATTAGTATCATTCACGCATATTCAAAAGACAAAGTTTTGTCAAAATCTATCTTTGTGAGATTTAAAAAATGACTGTAAATCAAAATGAAACAATCGCATGCGAAATTTGTAAAGCTCAAGTGCATTCTATACCTCATCACCTTAATACTGATCACCCAAAGGTGACTTTTGAGAATTATAAATCTTCTTATCCTAATGCACCGACCCAATCGCCAGCTTTAATCGAGCGCATCAGAATGAAAGCGGAAGAGCAGAAGAAAAAGGCTCAAGAACAAGCGGCAGCTCAGCCAGCTCAACCAAGTTCGGTAATTCAAAAGCCGGGTTCGTTCGTCGCTAAAGACACCTTAGTTGCGCGTAATTTACATGAAATTTTTGAAATCTCTGGCCCAGAAGGTAAAAACGCACAGGGTGATCCAATCCCAGTATCTTGTATTGAGAACTCATCATCACCAGACATGGTGCCTGAAATTAACAACACATACGTTTTTGAAATTGATGTGTTGAAAAATACCCTTATCGCGCTTGAACTGAATATTCCTTTTTATGTTTGGGGCCACAAAGGTACTGGTAAAACAGAACTTATTGATCAGGTGGCTGCAAGAACTGGTCGACCAGTCGTTCGTATTCAGCACACCGCCAATACAGAAGAAGCACATATCGTCGGCATGTGGACTGTAGTTGATGGAAACATGACTTTCCAACTTGGGCCGTTGGCGTTAGCGATGAAGCATGGCTGGTTATATCTTGCTGACGAATATGACTTTGCGCAGCCAAGTGTATTGTCTGTTTATCAAGCTGTTATGGAAGGTAAGCCGCTCAACATTAAAGAAGCTGACCCTGAAAATCGCATTATCAAACCTCATCCAAATTTCCGCTTCTGTGCGACGGGTAACACCAATGGTACGGGTGATGAAACAGGTTTGTATTCAGGAACAACCATTCAAAACACGGCGAACTATGACCGCTTTGGCATGGTGATGGAAAAGCATTACATGTCTAAAGAAGATGAAGCAAAAGCCATTGTACGTCACACACAAATTGACCCAATAGATGCGAAAAATCTAGTTGAGTTTGCAACTAAGGTGCGCGCTGCTTATAGCAATAAAGAAATTAGCGATACGATTTCTTTGCGCTCTCTAATCTATGCGGCGAAATTAGGTGTGATGCGCGGCTCTATGAATACGGGTATCTCTTTAGCTTATGCCAACAAACAATCTTCCCGCGATTACGAAATTGTGAAGGGAATTGCGCAGCGAGTGTTCGGGTAATTCCGAACACTTCTTTGGGAGATAGCGGCATGAATAAATCAGTAAACGAACTCTACAAAGAGCATGTTGGCTTAATCAACAAAGTAACAAGCAACATTTTAAAACGTGTTGCCAATATGCAAAGCGCAGGGATGCAGGTTCCGATCGAACTTCAAGACGGCGAAGACATTCACAACCTACTTTTTGAAGTTTTCGTGAAAACGATCAAAGGCTTTGATGAGAAACAAAATTTTCGTTTCTCGACCTACTTCGTAAAGTCGGCATATAACCGTATTAATCGCATTATCGAAAATGCTGTTGGCGACCGTTCGATTAATACAGTCTCTTTCTTTGACCTTGCGAATCATCACGAAAGCGAGCCGGTAGATGCCGAAGTCTTTTTGGACGTAGAGCAGGAAAACTCATTAGAACAAGTGGATCTATCCAACCTTCTTAGCTACGTGCAAAAGCAATTAAGTCCTTTGGCCGTAGCGCTGCTTAAACAGGTTATTCATCCAGACCAAGAATTTGAGCGCGAGTATGAGGCTCAATATGCCAAAAGAGAGTTTGCGCTTCAATTTCACAGCTCCCACTACAAAGCGATGGTAAAGCCTCTCAATCTCGCATTTATTGTGCGCTGTGTTAAACGCACAGCAAGAAACAATAAGGAGTTGGTGCTAATCGACGAAGCAGCAAAAGAGATCCGCAAATTGCTTAGCAATGAGCTTATGTGACGCTTTTAAGTTAGTCAGCTAACAAACATCAGTTAAACGGTTTAAAGCGCTGTATGCGCAAAAGAGAGCGAATTAATGACACACGAAAATGAACATAAAAAAGCTGCATTGAATGCGCCCGCTTGTTTTGGTGCCGTCTCATGTTTTTCTCATGAAAGTGCGGTATGCAAAGAGTGTCCAGCATTTGAACAATGTATTCCAGCGGTAACAGAGACGTTAAATCGCATTAAGGGCGTAATTAACGTTGAGGACTATTTGAAAAAACACGAAAAGGCCAAGAAAGAAGCGAGAGCGCGCATTGAAGAGCGTATGAAGCAAGAAATGGCTGAAAAAGCAGCTGAACGCAAAGAAATGCCTATGCCTGAAATGAAAGTGCCGCGCAAAACTAAGGTTGAGAAGGTCGAATTTAAATTAACAGACGATCAAAACACTCTAATCGCAGAGCTTCCAGTGAAAGCACAGTCGTTTGCGGTACAGCTTTGTAAGACTGGTTTAGTCGACCGTATCAAGAAAGACCTTACAGCTGGTGTTAATCCACTTGAAAAGACTGGCCCAAAGTGGCTTGCAATCCTTATTGAAATGTTAATTAAGGGCGGTGTAACACGCGCACAATTGAAGAGCGAGTATATGAGCCGTCTTGAGTGGTCAGATGGTACAGCTGGCAGTCACACATCATTAGCTTTCAAGATTTTTCAGGCATTTGAAATCGCCGTTGAGTCTGAGTCAAAACTCATAGCTAATCCTAAGTTATTTGAATCTAATTAATTTTTACTTATTAAATTGCTAAAGGAATGTAATGAATATTAATCATGCCCTTTCCGTACAGTCGGACTTCTCGATTGGTCAGTCAATGCTTCAAGTTGATCATATCATTGAGAAAGCGAAGGAGTTGGGTTATCAATCGGTGGCTTTAGTGGATGATATGAGCGTGCATGCGTTAATTCAGTTCACTTACAAAGCTGAGAAAGAAGGCATAAAACCAATTGCTGGCGTGCGTGTACGTGTTTATGACGACCCTACCTACCGTCGACCTACAAAACAATCTCAAGAGATTCCTAAAGAAAATCTGTCGTTTATCTGTAAGGTTTACGCGAAGACTGAGGTTGGATTCAAAGGGCTGCTTAGGCTATTGACCGAAGCAAATACTCCAGAGCGCTTTTATTACAATCCACGCTCGTGTTTAAAAGACTTGCTTGAGTTAGAAGACGTCATCATATCTACAGGCGATATGTTCGGTATGTGTAGTCATCCAGACTATGAAAATATAGCTCGTCAACTCAAAGCGCGTTTTGGTGAAGATTTCTATGCGGAACTTTGCCCTATAAACACTCCCCTTTTCGACAAAATGAATAAGCGCGCAATCGAGCTGGTTGGCTCATTGGGCTGCAAGCCACTTGTCACCTACCCTTTCCGCTACTTAGATAATGCAGACGCTAGTACGATGGATGTGATGAGTGCCATTGCGAGTAACACGCAGTTAGATGCACCTTTTCGCAGTCGTCAGTATGTTAAGGAATTTGCATTTGTAGAGCCTAGCGCAATCATAGACCGCACTAAAGCTGCTATTGCACGCGGAATTAAGTTTAATCGCACTGTACTTGACCCTAAATCGGTAACTGCAATTTGGACAAATGGCATTAAGAACTGCGAAGAAGTAGTGCAAAAGTGCCAGTACAAGTTTGAAAAACAACCAGTTTCATTGCCTAAACTCGCTAATGATGAGTTTAAGAAGTTGTGCGAGTTATGCGTTGAGGGTTGGAAAAAACGTTTTAGCAAGCCCGTCTTAGGCTATTTGCCACCTAAAAATTTACTCGATACCGTTTACAAAGAACGCTTAGGCTATGAGTTAAAAACGCTTAAAAACATGGGTTTTGAATCTTACTTCCTTATGGTTGAAGACCTTGTTACATGGGCGAAAAACAATGGTGTGATTGTAGGTCCGGGACGTGGTTCGGTTAATGGTTCACTTGTTGCGTATCTAATCGGTATTGCCGACGTCGATCCAATTCGATTCGGTTTGATCTTTGAGCGTTTTATTAACCCTGAACGTTTAGACTTACCCGATGCTGACTTGGACTTTGCCTCTTCACGTCGTCATAAGGTCGTTGAGTATTTGATTGATAAATACGGTAAAGACTACGTAGCGGGTATTTCCAACTATTCGACCTTAGCCTCTGCGTCAGCGCTACGTGATGTTGGTCGTCTAAGTGGTTTAACACCTCTTGAACTCACAGCTTCAAAATTCGTACTCAAAGATCATGGCCAAACAATGTCTTTGGAAGAGTCAGCTAAAGCGGTTCCTGAATTAGAGAAATTTAAAAAAGCACATCCTGAGATCTGGAAGCACGCGGTCAAACTTGCAGGCACAATGAAGTCATTTGGCCAACACGCTGCCGGTATTGTTGTTGCAGGTGAGCCGATTGTGAATCGCGCTGTATTAGAGCGAAGATCTGAAGACACTGTGGTCAATTGGGATAAACGCGTTGTAGAAGATTGCGGTTTGGTCAAAATGGACTTACTCGGTTTGTCCACTTTAGATACGCTGAATATCGCCCGTGATTATATTAAAGAACGTCATGGTATTTATCTAAATTACTTAGAAATTCCATTAGATGACCCAAAAACATTGCAAGCTTTCGCAAACGGTAATACTACGGGCGTGTTCCAGTTTGAATCAGGAGGCATGAAGCAGCTGCTTAAAGATATTGCGAAAGGCGGTTCAATGACCTTTGATGATATTTCAGCTGCAACCGCGTTGTATCGTCCGGGTCCGATGGATTCAGGACTTTTAGATGATTATGTTGCTACGCGTCAGGGTATGCGTTCAGTAAGTTACGATCATCCTAATATGGTTGAAGCACTCAAAGACACGCTAGGCGTCATAATCTATCAAGAACAGGTAATGAAAGTCTCTGTGGATTTTGCAGGTTTTACAAATGCTGAAGCGGATAAACTCCGTAAAGCAATGGGTAAAAAGAATGTAGATGAAATGGCTAAAATGCGTCAAAAGTTCATTGATGGCGCCGTTGCTAAATCAGGAGTAGAACCAGGAGAAGCCGGTCGCATCTTTGACAAGATCGAAGCCTTTGCTGGCTATGGTTTCAACAAAAGTCACGCAACGGCTTATTCGATTATCTCGGTATGGTGTGCATACGTTCGTGTCCACTACCCTGCTGAGTATTTCGCAGCCTCTTTATCAATCGTAGACGAAGACAAATTGAAGGGGTTGGTAAAGGATGCGCGCGAATGCGGTATCGAAGTATTGCCGCCCGATATTAACTTATCTTCTGATCGTTACACCATTTTAGACAATCACAACATTCTTGCACCTTTTAACGCTGTAAAGGGTGTGTCAGAGACAACGGCGCGCGCTATTGTGAAATTACGCGAAAAGCATCGTGACTTGAAGATTGTTAAGTATAAACGCGACAAAACACCCGTTTGGGGCTATGACGACGATGCGCCAATTAAAAAACGTTTTGATAGTCTCTTTGAGTTCCAAGAAGCAGCAGCACAGCCTAAAACAAAGGTAAACAGCAAAGTGGTTGAATCGCTTAATGCAATTGGCGCTTTAGCGAGTGTTGAGCCTACTCAATTACCTGCACGACACGTCGACCGTCGCAAGGCTCAAATGGACTTATTGCCCGGCATTATCATTGATACTGTAAAAGCTGACCGTGTTGCTGATCTAACCGAGCAGCATTTAAAGAGTCGCATCATTATGGTGGCTCAAGAATACAAACAGTGTGACGCTTGTGATTTGAAAGGTAAAAAGCACCCTACTATGCGCTGTGGTAACAAAGTTAAGTTTATGGTTGTCACAGATTGTCCTAACGTCGATGAGGACAAACAAGACAAACTTATGGTCGGTGATGTCTCAACTTATCTTAAACAGGCAATTAAAGACGCTGGCTTAAATCCTAGTGATGGTTATTACACAACTATGGTGAAAGCGCGTAAATCAGATAAGTTTCTTACTAACTCGCAGATTAACAACTGTAGTAAGTACTTGGAAGAAGAGATAAAACTCGTAAAACCGAGCATTATTGTTGCGCTAGGATCTTCGGTGGCCAAAAAGTTCTTACCGTCGGTTAAAGGTGGAATATCAGAACTGAATGCTACAGCGGTTTATGACCCAACGCTTGATGCAACAATCGTATGCGGGATTAGTCCAGCTCAATTACCGTTTGACCCTTCAAAATTACCAGACCTTACTTTAGCCTTTGAAAAAGTGGCTGAAGTATTAAGTTGATTTATCTGAAAAGTCAGTCACTACTGATTGACTTTTCGTTTAATAATTTTATAGTGACACCTTATTTTTAACGCAGAGGTATTTATGACAACTCAAACACAAGATTTCGCAACAGAACAGGACTTAGACAAACTATTTGAAGAATTAGACATGCTTGGCGAAATGCATTCTACGCCAGCTGAGCAACCTTCTGCACCAGCAGCAGAACCACAGCCTCAAGTAGTTCAACAAACAGTGACCGCACCTTCTCCACAGCCTCAAGCGGTACCTGAGCCGCCAGTGCAGCAAGTTATTACTCCT